TCACGCCACGTCAGACCGGATGAGTCGACCTTTGTTGTCACGGGGCAGATTCAGATGCGACATTGGACGGCGTGTTGGTCGTGACATTTCCCTGACCTGCCACTCATTGACTTTGGTTTTAAGCCATTTGTTGGAGCCACCCATATATGAACAGTCAGGCTCCGGGAATGGGTTGTTGTCGCTTGGTCGCTTACGGTAACGCTCCAGCGTCCTGGAAGAAATCCTGAGCTGGCAGCAAATTTCGCGGGTGCTCATCAATTCAAAGTCTCTAATTTTTTTGCTCATCGTTTTCTCCAGTGGCCCCGCAGCGGGCCATCGCTAATATTCAGTTTGCCTGTGCTGGCAGATTTCTAAGTTTCCGGACGCCGATCATTGCGGTGGCTACGTAGCTGGTAGCCCGGTTAACTACTTCGACAGGAACCTTTACGCCATCCACTACAACGGTGTAATTGGTAACGTGCTTTTGTCTACCGTAATCGCCGAACTTCTCATGATGCGCTGCCAGTGCAGCATCACATGCGCGACGACCGACTGGTGATTGCTTACTTCTGTTAATAAGTTTCATCATCACTAAATCCCCAGTGAGGCGACGATATCGTTCGCTGTTTCTCGGGTACTGCCTTTACTCGATATTGATCTGCGGGCATTGACCCGGTGCAAAGTGAAGCCGTGCCGCTCGTAAAGTTCAATAACGCGTGGCGCGGTAGAATTACTGATAAACACCTTTGCGCCGCGCTGATGGGCTGCCACGCAGCTTTCTGCAAGCGCTACCTGGCTATCCCATGAGAACCCACCGGAGGCGTAGCTAGTGAAGCCAGTGGTGCCGGGTATTGGCTCGTATGGCGGATCGCAGTAAACGACATCACCATCACCCGCCAGCCTGAGAGTACGTTCGAAACCCGCAGTCATAAATACGCACGCGCGAGACTTCTTCCTGAATGCACTGATCTCTTCTTCCGGGAAATATGGGGCTTTATACTTTCCCCATCCAACATTGAAAAAACCGTCAAGGTTGTAACGCATCAGACCGTTAAAGCAGTGCCTGTTGAGGTAAAGGAATGCGGCCGCTCGTTCTGTCGCATTCAGTTGCTGGGCGTTGAATGCTTCACGAATTGCTGTGTAGTTTTCGACATCATTTATATGCCAGCGTCCCTTTCCGGTTTGTTTTTGGTTTATATGAATCATCCCACTGGCTGGTGGTGATGGTGAATATCCTTATCTGCGCCGCTGTGCTGTGGGCTCGCGGTAATGTGGCGCGTCTGGTCGATGCACTGAGGCACTGATGAATCAACAACAATTTCAGCAGGCGGCTGGTGTTAGCGCCGGGCTTTCTGCGCGCTGGTATCCGCATATTACGGCGGCAATGAGCGAATTCGGTATTACTGCGCCACTGGATCAGGCCATGTTCATTGCTCAGGCGGGACATGAAAGCGCTGGTTTTACAAGGCTGGTGGAGAGCTTCAACTACAGTATCGCCGGGTTGACCGGATTCATCCGCGCCGGGAGAATCACTCCAGATCAGGCCAGTACTCTTGGGCGAAAAGCCTGTGAGAAGGCGCTTCCGCTCGAGCGACAGCGTGCAATAGCTAATCTGGTATACAGCAAGCGAATGGGTAACAACGGGCCTGGCGACGGCTGGAACTACCGCGGGCGTGGACTTATTCAGATCACAGGTCTGAACAACTACCGTGATTGCGGTAACGGGATCAAAACTGAGCTCGTTGCCCATCCGGATCTACTGGCACAGGATACGTATGCTGCCCGTAGTGCAGCGTGGTTCTTCGCGACTAAAGGGTGTCTGAAATATTCCGGCGACATGGTACGCGTTACACAGATAATCAACGGAGGGCAGAACGGCATCGGTGACAGGCGAGAGCGCTTTGAAAAAGCAAAATCGGTACTGGTATGAATCTGTTACCTGTATTGCTTAAAAAAATCTGGAAGCCATTAGCAGAAATACTGCTGGTGGCTTTTTTGTTATGTGCGGCAGCGTACTGGTGTTATTCACGAGGTTATCAGAAAGCGGATACATCCTGGAAATACCAGTGGGCGCAACGAGACCTTACCGATGCGACCGCTGCATTGCAGCGTGAAGTAACCGAACGAGCGAAAGAACAGCGTCGCCAGCACGCCGCAGATGAAGAACGGAAAAGAGCCGATGAAGAACTGGCAAAAATACAGGCCGATGCTGATGCTGCTGAGCGTGCTCGCGGTGGGCTGCAACAACAGCTCGCAGCAGTACAACGGCAACTTGCAGGAAGTGAAACCGGCAGGCTTTCCGCTCTTGCCGCAGCAAGCCAGGCAAAAGCCGAGACCGGAATACTGCTCGCCCAGTTGCTTGGCGAAGCTGACGATCTGGCGGGAAAGTTCGCAAAAGAGGCTGATGAGCGTTATGTCGCCGGAAGCACATGCGAACGTACCTGGGACAAAGTGACCGGGCAGAACTGAAACCTGATAACAAGGAAAATTAATGAAGGCAAAATTATTCGTACTGGCCCTGGTATGTGTGTCCCTCGCCGGGTGTACAACGCTTTATTATCGGTAATGACTATGCGCCGTATATTAGCCACCGCTGCCGCACTTTGTCTTGGCGGCTGTATTACCGTGTATGGTCCGGTTAAAACGGGAGGGCAGCAACAGCAGGACAGCCAGGGCGGGCAGCAGCCGGGGATGAGCGAACAGATATCAGCCTCATTCATCGGTAACCGCAAACCGGATGAGTTGCTGAATGCCGTGGAGCTGTATTTCAGGGAGAAGGCCATCACAACCAGTGTTAACGACCAGACCACAGGGATTATCGCCGGTACAGGGGATGACCCGGAACTGAGTTCGTTGTATCTGGACTGTTCACTGTTACCACAGACACAAAATATCCAGGAGCATTACCGTATCGTCGCGCAGGTCTGGAGTGCCGGTGAAGGCAGTAATGTTTCGGTAATGGTGACAGGCACTGCCGGACTGGATACTGCCGACGGTAACGATAAGGTGAAACCGGTGGAGTGTAAGAGTACCGGTGTATTTGAAAAAGATTTGCTGGAACGGCTACGTAAGTAGTCTGAGAAACTTCGTAAATAAAAATCCCCGCAGACGGTTACGGTGTCGACCTGCGGGGTGTAATAAAGAGCACAAAAAATGTCTTACAAGGGAATATACGGACATATATCGCATACTCATGGTACTGAAGAAAAAGATTTCATGTATCAACGCAGCGTAACCAGACGTTAAAAACTGGTATACCTCATGAAAATAACTCAGTATTGACGGGATATAATGCTGACTTTGTAGACGAATGATTAAACAATTATCTATTTATAAGAATAACTGCCATCATCGTTGATATATCAATGTGGATAAAATAAAACAAACTACTCTTGTTTTACCTCTGCCAGCCAATACCAGTATAAAGCAGAGGTTGCCAGCTATCCGGTTAGGTATAACTCTTCCAGGTGGCTCCTGAGGGTTGTGTTTTATCTGTTAGCTGATAGTAACCAAAGGCCGCATATTATGGCGGCCTTTTCTATTGCCATCACCATGGGCAGACTCATCGTAATGGCAATATCCACTCACGCGGATAAAGAGGTTCTCAGTGTCCGACATCTACCAAATTACCCTAACCACTCAAACAGGCGAAACCTTCACGGGCAAGATGTCACGACGTCAGCCTGAGTTGGTTAATGGCTTTGTTCCGCTGGCGACTGAAACGGGCGAGTGGCTGTATTTCGCTCCGGGCGATGTGAGGCGCGTGCAGTTCACGCCATTGACAGGTAGCGCTGAAGAAAAGGGCGAATGATCGCCCTTTAATTTAACCGCGAGCCTCACGGCCAGGTTCGTCCTCAGCGACACGATAGCGCCAATAACGCTGCGGCTTAACCCAAACGACATCGTCTGCTGTATGTTTCATAAACAAGGTAAGAATCTGACGACTCAAGGCTAAATTTCCGTCAGCATTTTCAATTAATAGGACTTCACTTTTAGTCTTAACCAAATGATCTACAACGTCATCCTGATACAGGCATCCATCTTTTTGTAAAGATTGAATCATCCAATGAACGGCTTGTCCCTTATTAATCGTCATCCTCAACTTCCTCTAATGATTCATCAGGAAAGAAACCTTCCTCAAGCTTCTTACCAGCGAACCATTGACAGCGAAGGTTGCCGACATATTGGCGAGGGAATGTTACCCCTACTTCATGAACGGTCATAACCGGGCCACCAGACTTTAATCGCACTTTGTCTCCGCGATTATATTTACTCATTTAAAATCCTCCTTAAAGGTTGCTCATGGCACTCACCGACAAACAAGAGACGTTCTGTCGCGAGTACCTCATCGATTTAAACGCCACGCAAGCGGATATTCGGGCGGGGTACAGCGCAAAGACAGCTAACCGTACCGCGTCCGAAAACATGTCAAAACCTGACATCCAATCCAGAATTGCTGAACTCAAAGCGCAACGCAATGATCTGATTGGCATAAATGCGACATACATCCTGAATCGTCTCGTTAAGATAGACCAGACGGACGTACTCGACATCCTCAAAGATAACATGAGCCTCAGGCCGTGAGTGCTAAAAGGCGTCTGTACTTCGTGGACCATATGATTAAGCAGGGGGAGCTGGTGGCTGACAATATTGAAGTTAAGTTGGATTTTGACGCTCAGGTCATTCAGCGCCAGCTCATACGTCTGGAAGAACATGAAATACCGTTTGCGATGGCACTTACGGCAACCAGAACAGCTAAGGCGGCGCAGATGGCACTGAAGGATGAAATCGGCCGTGTGTTCGACAACCCGACGCCGTGGATTTTGAACTCAACATATATTCTGGCCGCTAAAAAAAACAATCCCAAAGCTGTTGTTTATGCTCGGGAGTGGGGCGGTACACCTGCGCCAACTACGCTAACGCCGCAGATTGAAGGTGGAGAGCGCCAATATAAGCGCTCTGAAGGTGCATTGAGGGCTGGTGGTTATCTGCCGAACGGCTGGCAGGTTGCCCCTGGCCCCGGCGCAAAGCGGGATAAATACGGGAATATTAACCGGGGGCAATTGCAGCAAGTGCTGTCCGGTCTGCGTGTGCAGCGTGATGTGCATCAGAACCGCCGTCAGGGCAAGCCTACGGAGTTCTTTGTTATTCGTCCTGGTACGAGTAACCCGCTACAGCCTGGCGTGTGGCAGCGCGTTGGGCGGCGTCCTACGTTGATCCTTACATTCATTCAACGACCTAACTATTCGCAACGGCTTGACTGGCATGGTGTTGCTCTGCGGGCTGGTGAAGCGGCCTTCACTGATGAGATTGCAAAGGCTATTGATGAGTTACTTGCTAAGAAGTTCGACTAATATTCGCCGCGTGTGCGGCGTGCTGCGGCTGGCTCTGAGGGGCTGGCTGACAGCCTGTGTGATCACCTGCCAACCCCTTTGGGTCCTTCTGGCCAAGAGCGTTGAATGCGGGTCATTCGAACCCCGAGAATCGACTAGCTGAACGCCGGAAAAGTTAGGTTAAAAGTGAACGGTAAAAAGAATTGAATTATCTGATTGATTTGTAGAAGGAAAATAGTGTTTTTAGCTGGTTTTCTAATGGTAAAAAGAAGATGGTTATTTATCTTAAATATCATCGAGTTACATCTGTTTTTTTAACCTTAGAAACAAAAGATTAAACAAAGCTCTTTATTTTCAGTCAGTTATATCTATTTTTTTTACTCATTGCATCGATTTAGATCCTTTTTATCCATTAAAATGCAATAAAATCAGACAATTATGTTGTTTTCTTTTACCCTTCATGGGTAAAAAGATCCTCTAATTTCCTTTTTGTTTTCATTGGGTTACTCGGTTTTCTTTTACCGACTGACAATCGTGGTGAAAAAATGATGCTAAAAATCGAATATTTGCCGCGTGGCAAACTGCTTCGTTACGCTAAAAATTCACGAACTCACTCTGATGAGCAGGTGGATCAAATCGTCAACAGCATCCGGGAGTTTGGATTTACGAACCCGGTGCTGATCGACGAGGACAATGAAATTATTGCGGGGCATGGACGTCTGACTGCTGCTGAAGTTCTGGAGATAGAGAAGATACCTGTCATCAGGCTAACGGGTCTTACACCAAAGCAAAAAAAAGCCTATCGCATTGCTGATAACAAGCTGGCATTAAATGCCGGATGGGATATGCAGCTGCTTGCCGAAGAAGTCAGTGAGCTGGTTGATAGCGATTTTGACATTGAGTTACTCGGATTTAGCGATTCTGAGATTGACGATATGTTAAATGTTGAGCCTCCCCCATCTGAGGAAGATGACGCACCGCCGATCGTTCAGATTAAGTATCTCACCATTGATAAAGACCGTATCCCGGCAACTGATACAGAGATTGCACTGTTACTGGATGTATACCGCCAGTACCACGATGCGCATGAGACCCATGAAGGGTTTGTGAAATACCTCGCTGACAGGTGCCAGTGATGGCCATCGTCAGTAAGTCAGAATTTGCGAGGCGAAAAGGCATCTCTCCGGCGATGGTCACAAAGTTATGTGCGTCTGGCCGGATACCTGTACTGAAAAGCGGAAAACTGGATTTTGATACAGCCAGTACTGCGTATGAGGCGAGTAAACAGGTTGGCCGGGAAGCCTCAGCCATTAACGGTAAAAAAGGCCACAGATCAACCGAGCCTGAACTACCCGGTGATGATGCTGGATTAGCTGGTGGTTCGACTGCCGTCGCTGCACAGTTCAATAAGGCCAAGACCGCAGAAAAGGTTTATCAGGCGAAATTAAAAAAGCTGGAGTACGAAGAAAAAGAAGGATCGCTTATAGCTAAAGATACCGTTGCTGATGATGCTTTTCTCGCTGCAAACGAGTTGAGAAGTCGGTTGTTTAGTATTGCTCCCCGTGCCGCCCCGCGCTGTGAGGGAAAAACGGCAAGGGAGATTGAACGCATCATTGAGGATGAGATTAATTTTGCGCTTCAGGCGCTTCAGGAATCCCGATTTATTAAGCAGGAAGAATAAACCGCATGGGCGAAACAGTATGGAGCACCGCGTTTTTCCGTGCGCTTCGCCCAAAATCACGGCTAACCGTTTCTGAGTGGGCCGATAAATATCGTCATGTGGCGCCGGGAACTTCTCCCGAGCCGGGGCCGTGGCGCACCAGTCGAGTACCTTACCTGCGTGAACCGATGGATGTTATTGGCGATGCTGATACTGAAACGGTAGTCATGCAGTGTAGTTCGCAGATTGGTAAGTCAGAAATGCAGCTCAACGTGATGGGGTATTTTACCGATCAGGAACCCTCACCACAGCTGATGATTTACCCGACAGTTGAAGCAGCTGAAGCCTTTTCGAAAGAGCGTATCGATCCCACCTTTAAGTATTCTCCGGGATTAAAGAATAAGCTCCGTGAAGGGAAAGAAGGTCGTGGCGCGGCTAAAAAGTCCAGCACTACGATCCGTATGAAACACTATGCGGGGGGGGATGTGGCGCTGGTTGGCGCTAACTCGCCAGCTGGTCTTGCTTCTCGTCCAATTCGAATATTGTTAGCTGATGAAATCGACCGTTACGGTGTGACGCAGGAAGGCGATCCATTAAAGCTGGGTATTCAACGAACGACAAACTTCCATAACCGCAAAAAAGTGTTTGTTTCTACAGGGCGATGCCTGGGACAGCATTGCCGCCAGACTATATGGAAATGA